GCGCTCGGAACCGCCGCCAGCGCATGGTTCGGCTGGCCGTTCGCGCTCACAGCCGGATGCGCCGTCGTCAGCGCCGTCTTCGCGCTCATCGCCGGAAGGAAGGACTGACATGACCATCAAATACCTGAGCGTCACCGACGTGGCCAAACGGCTCGGCATCAGCACGGCCGCAGTCAGCGCCTACAAGCTCCCCGAGCCGGACGCCACGATCGGCCGCACTCGCGGATGGCTCCCCGACACCATCGACCGATGGAACGCCAGTCGTCCCGGTCGCGGCGTCGGCGGAGGACGCCCACGCAAGAACAAGACCGAATAACAAGAAAAGCCCCTCCCCCAGCCTTGGCTGAGAGAGGGGCAACTTCGTATGGACTTAGCGGCAGCTTAACAGCTGTTAAGTCCGATACGAAGTTCTGTTAAGTGTTGTCGCTGATTTTGTGGCAACGCTTAATCTTTGTCGGAATCATCGTCCGGCTTGGTGGCCGTGAGCTGGCTCACGCCGATCAGGGCGCCGACGAACACGCCGCCGGCGTTGATGGTAGTGACGAGCTCGCCGCAGTGCGGCAACCCCCACTGCGGGCCGACCGCACCGACCAGCCACGCGACGGCCGGCAACGCGATCAACGCGAGCCATTTCAGTGCTTCGTACGCCTTGTCCGGCAGGAGATAGTCGAGCTCGGTCTTGGTGTCCTTGTCCATTCCACACCTCCTTAAATGTTGCAGAAAACCGGCTCCACAACACTTAATCGTGGAGCCGGAATACAGGTCAGCGGAGCCGCTGGCCTGGATAGATGGTGTACGGCGGGCGGAGGCCGTTGCGCTGGGCTGCGGCGTACCAGCCGGCGCCGTAGATCTTCCACAGGCTCTCGCCTGAGCTGACCACGTGCGTGGACGAGCCATAGTAGGTCGTGGACGGCGTGGGGACGGTGGACGAGCCGTAGTAGGTGATTGTCTGGCCGACATAGATCCGGTTGATGTTGCCGGACGGCACGCGCCATGCGGAGGCCGGCTTGAGGCCGGTGCGCTCGGCGATGGCAGACACGGTGTCGCCGGACCGGACAACATAGGTGCGGGTCTTCGTGCGGGTCACGGTGGTCGGACCGGAACACGCCGAACTGGACAGGCGGCTGTTGACGATGTTCATCACCGCCTGGTAGTTATCGCCGAGACGAGCCTGCCGATCGGCGCCGTTGCCATAATCGCCGCGGATGACGGCGGTGGCCATGGCGTTCAGGTCGGTGGTGTTGGTCGTCCGCTTTTCGACGTGGATGGTCGGCGTGCCAGTGGATCCTCCGGTGGTGGAGCAGCCGGCGCGTTCGCCGCAGGCGATCTTGCGCCATGCCGTCCTGTCTCCGAAGAATTTGTCGAGGTCGAGCGGACCGCGGCCGTTCAGGTAGCCGGTGCTCGTGTACTGGAGCATGCCTTCGCCCTGCGATCCGGCGAGCCATGGGGAGTCCTGGTAGCCGGTCGCGTAGTTGTTGGCGTACTGGGCCGCCCACAGCATGCACTTGGCTCGGACGTCCGCCGGGATCTGGCCGACGAAGCCCTTGGAGCAGTAGACGACGGGCCACACTCCCGTGCGGGCGTGAACGCGGTAGACCCACGTCCGCACCCAGTTGCTGTTGCCCCACGCGGCGTTCTGGTATGGCTCCCAGTCGAGGACGAGCATGGCCTTGCCGACGTATCCGGTGATGTGGTTGACGAAGTTGTCGGCTTCGGTCGTGGCATCCATGCCGGACGCGTAGTCGTACAGTCCCAGCTCCTTGCCGGTGTTGACGGCGCCGGATGCCTGCTGGCCCCAGCTGGAGTTGATGTACCAGCCCTGGTTGACCTTGACGATCGCGAAGTCTGCCGGAGCGACCTGCGTGATGTCCGGAGCCTGATAGCCGGATACGTCGTATCCGTTCAGGTCGGCCATCGCGGCTGGCGCCACGACCATGGCGATGGCCATGACCACGCCGGTCACCGCCAGCCGGAATCGTTTGAGCCACGGTGGCTTGTGCTTGCGCATTCTTTTCCTTTCTAGAAACGGGAAACCCCACGTTTTCACGTGAGGTTTCATGGGTTATGGCGGCGTCACATGTGGGCGCCACGGTTGAAAAGCAGGACGAGCGCGGCGAGACCGATCCAGGCGATGACGAAGGTCATTCGCCCTCCACGGTCTCCGGCGCCACGTCGGCGCGCAGCTCGTCCGGCAGGTGCGGCTTCGGATGCCGCTTGAGGAAGTCGGGCTCGACGATCTCGCAGAACTGCTGAAGCCAATGGAAGAGGCTCCTCGTGTAGGCCGTGAGCGCGAAGTATTTCCGCTGCTGGACCTCCAGATGCTGGATCTGCTCCTCCTGCGACTCGACCTGCTCGCGCAAGGGCTTGATGACGGAATCCGTGAGGATGTCGCATGCTTTCGCGGCGATGTCCGCCGTGTCCTTGCGACGGCTGGAGATCGCGCCGATGATGGCGCCCACTCCCCCTCCGCCGACCAGTGCGACGATCGCCGCCGTCCAGAATTCCGTGCTTGAGAAAAGGTCAAGCGGAGGCATCAGTCCTCCCAGGGGTCAAGCTTGGACTGCACATCGTCTCGGTATTTTTCGGGCACTTCGTCCAATTCCATGCGTCCTGCCTTGACAAGGCGGACATACATGCGGACAGCTGCCGCGCGGTTGACTTTGGCCATGGTCACTCCTCCTTTCCGGATTCGGTGGTATCGGCGGAATCGGCGCCACCGGTGGTGGTCTTGTCGTTCGCCGCAGCAGTGTCGGACGGCGTGGAGTCGGCCGAGTCATCGGTGGAATCACCGTCGGAGTCATCGGCGATGAGGTCGGCCAGCAGCTGGGCGTTGTCCAGAGAGGACTGCTCCAACGCAGTGATGCGATCGAGCACCGGCTGGGAACTGGTGACGTCGCCCTCGAAGAGCATGTCGGCCTGCTCGATGGCCTCCTGCTCCTGCAGCGGGAGCACCTGGTAGGATTCGACGGCCGTCCATTCGCTCCACGCCGGCATCTGGTCGGTGGCCTCGTGATTGACCTGCTTGATGTTCTTGCGGATGCGGATGTCGGCCGTTCCGTCTCCTCGGGCGTGGTAGTCGAGCTCCTGCAATTGCTCGGAGGATGATACCTTCTGGATCATTGTGTTGTCCTTCCTGTTTTGGCGGCGGAGACCACGTGTCTCGCCTGGTGGAAAATCCTGTCGATGTCGTGGCGGCGGCGGAACGCCACGCTGTCGGAGTGGTAGAGCCATCCGTAGTAGCTGATGCATTTGCGCGCCATGGCCATGGTCATCGGACGTTTCGCTGCGCGGGAGTAGGCGCGTTCGGCTCGGAGGAATATGGCCGGTCTGACTCCGGTGCGTCCTGGACGAAACGTGTAGCCGACCATGTCTATCGGCTCCGCTCCGATGTGTTTGACGTTCCAGGTCGGGTGGATCTCGAGATGCAGCCGGTCACGCAGGAAGCGGCGGAGTCGTTTGACCGCGATGGTCAGGTCGCGTTTCGACCGGCCGATGAGCAGTATGTCGTCGGCATAGAACAGCACGTGGGTGACGAGACGGCGCCGTATCTCCTCGCCTTGCCTCCTGCGGCTTCGTCTGACGGCGAAGAGAGACCCCTCAGCGTAATGCCATGCGGCGGAAAGGTAATAGTTCGCGAGCCATTGCGAGAGGTACGAGCCTATGTTCAGGCCACGGTCTCCGCGGTACTGGCCGACGAGCGCGAACATGAGCCGCAGCAGACGCCTGTCGCCGATGTCATGGGCGAGCATCGCTTTGAGCACGGCACGGTCGATCGACGGATAGCATTTGACAACGTCGAGTTTGACGAAGACCCTGCTATCGCGCTCCCTCACCCATTTTCTGATGGCCTTGCGCGCGTCGTTGATGCCGCGGCCCGGGATGCTGGCGGTCTGCCAGCGTCCTATCTTCGCGTGGAACAGCGGCATGAGCGCGCGGGCCGCGACGTAGTCGTGGATCTGATGCTCGATGGTCTCCCTGCCGATGATCCTGACCTTGCCGCTGATGGGCTCGACGTGTCGGTGGTATGTGATGGGCGGGAGGTGGAATTCGCCGGTCCGGATGTCGTCGGCGACCTCGCGGGCAAATCGGTCGAGGTCGGGATGGCGTTCGAGGAATCGTCTGGCGTCCCTTCTGTGGCCTTTGCCTTTGAGGCAGGCGTCGATGCATTCCCGGACGAACGCCGGATCGGTGACCGGCGCGTGTTTGCAGTATGTTTTGATTTTTCGTCCTTTTGTAAGCTATGGGGACAATGGCGGCTTTCGATGTGTCTACCGGTCGCCTTCTCGGTTTGATTTTCGGAACTGGCCGGGGCTGTGCCTCCTCGCTTCCCGTGCGGGAGGTAGTCGTGGCGGAATGATTGTTTTTGCTGTCCTCATGGGCGGCCGCCGTAGTTCCACCACGTGTTCGAGAGCGTGTTCCTGCAGTTCGAGCAGAACAGGCCGCAGTGCGAACCGTCGTTGAGATTGCCGCCGCGGTGGAGCGGAGACGGATGGAACCTCCGGTGGTGTCGTCACGAATCCCCAAATGAATCGGTGGGCGAATGGAGGGGGCTTGGCCCCCTCGCTTCGCTCACCCCCACCGGATTCGGGCTACGCCCTCGTCCGGCCGAGGGTCGATAGGCGGCCGCCGCAGTCCCACCACGTGTTCGAGAGCGTGCTCCAGCAGGCCGAGCAGAACAGGCCGCAGTGCGAAACGTCGCTGAGATGGCCGCCGCGGAGGAGCTCGTGGAGTCCGGGATTGCTGATCGGGTTGATGAGCGTCGCGTCGGACAGGCCGCTGGTGCTGGTGCCTCCCCACTCGGTCGGGATGGTCATGCCGTGGGAGAAGGTGAAGCCCTTGGCGTACTGCCAGTTGTTGTTGGTCTTGTCGGTGACGGCCGGGAAGTCGCCGAGGTGGACGTAGTCGGAGGTGATGGCCGACTTGGACGCCTTGGTCACGTCGAAGACCTTCCAGATCTCGGTGTGGCCGGCTGTATCGGAGTCCTTGATGTTGTTGAGGATGACGTCGGATTCGACCTCGTAGACGCCGGTGAAGATCTCGATGCCCTGGATGCGGATGGGCTGGTGGCTGCGCGGGATCGCGTCGGTGGCCCATCCGTCGGTGCCGAGCACGCCGTCGGTGGCGCCGGTCGGCCATGGCATCTGGGTGACGTGCATGGCGGCGGTGGTCGTGAATTTGTCGCCGGCCACGTTGATGGCGGTGGTGGCGGAGTCCACGACGGTCTTGGACAGGACCTTCCGCCAGGATGCCGCCTCTCCTACCTTCGGGTCTCCTCGGTCGGTGCCAGAGCCGACGGAAACGTAGGAGCCGACATCGATGTATTGTGCGGCGGTCGTCTTGACGAGCGCTCGGGTGACGTTGGCTTCGGCCTTGCTGATGGTGATCTGCCCGTTGCCTCCGAAGTCGCCGCCGAGGGTGTTCTCGATGTTGCGGTCGGCGTATTTGAGCATGTGCATGAGCTGGACGTACCAGGTGTCGGCCACGGTCTTGCCGCTCCAGCCCTTGCCTTTCTTCGTGGCCTGATCGATGCAGCCGTTCTGCGAGCCGAAGGCGGTGGACGTCTGCTTGCCGGTGAAGGAGTGCGGGATGCCGGAGCCGTCGCACCATGCGCGGTATTTGGCGAACAGCATGCACGGGCGGAGGGTTCCGTCTGGGAGCATGGCACCGGGCATGGGCACGAAGCCGTCGTATTGGACGCCGCTGTAGCTGAGGGTCATGTACTGGGAGTCGAGCTGCAGGCGGTAGAAGCCCGTGGCGGTCATGACGAGCGCGTCGCCATGCGAGCCGTCGGCGGACCATGTGCCGGCCTTGTCCTTGATGGCCGTGACGAACGGATTGCCGGCGTCGTCGACGCCTCCGTTGACGTCCCACACGCGGAAGGCCGGAAGGGAGCGGTAGTCGTCGCGGCCGCTCACGGTGTTGGTGGACGGGACGATGGACAGGCCCGCGTTGTCGTCGAGTTTCACGCCCTGCGTGCTGTTGGACGTGGTCCAGAGCGGGAACCGGACGGTATAGATGTTCGGGTCCGCGTGGGCCGCGAAGTATTCCGCGAGATTGGTTACGCGCCCCGTCGACGCGTCGTATTTGAAATTTGCGCCGTCCTTGGACTTCTGCGCGCGTTCCAGCCGGACGTAATCGCCCAGACGGATCACTTTGTCTGCATTCACCATTTACGTTCCTTTCTACTCAGGCGTTGATGGCATCGACGGCCCAGTCGATGTCGGATTGGTCGATGTCGGACAGCGGATTCCCCGCGTTCGGAATCAGCGTGGCCGGGTCGACGGTGACGAGGTCGGCGAAGTTGACTGGATTGGCGCTGTCTGGCACGTCGAAGGTGACCTTGAATTCGTGCTGTGTTCCGGCGCCGACATGCAGCTGGTAGGCCCAGTCCTTTCCGGTCGGCGGAAGATTCAGCGTGATGGTGCCGTGCTGGTCGAGCGCGGTCTTGAGCGGTTCGTCGACCACGATCTTTTTGGTGGCGGTGGCGAAGCGGCTTGTGGGCGTGACGCTGATCGAGTCGTTGGCCAGGTCGACGATGCCGTTGGCGTCGAGTTTGCCGATGTCGATTTTGACTTGTGTCATTGTTCCTCCTTGTTTTCGGTGGCGTTGAGCCTTTTCATGGCTTCGGAGAGTTGGGCGCGCAGGATGGCGTTCTGTTTCGCTAGGTCGGCGAGCTGTCGTGCGAGGTCGTCGATGACGGTGTTTGCGTCTGCGGTGATTTCCATTGCCTGTCCTTTCGTCAGTCGGAGGCGGTCATCGTGTCGATGCGGGTGACGTTCCGCAGGTCGGCGAGCGCGATGTTTTGTGTGATGTGTGTGGTGATGTCTTCGAGTGTGGTGGTGTCTGGGTTGTTGTTGGTGATGGTGGCTCGGATGCCGCGGGTGTCGTTTTGCCAGATTTCGCCGTTGTCGGTGCTGTAGGTGTAGCGGAGGCCGAGTCGGTAGAGTTCGGCTTTCATGCTGTCTTTGGGGGGTCGGAGGTCGAGGATGTTTTGTGTGGTGCCGGCCATGGTTTTCCTTTCGAGTTTAGAGGGTGTACATCATGAAGACGCTGACCCACCATGCGTCGTTGGTTTGGCGGACGCCGACGCGGAGGTGGCCGCGTAGGTAGTTGCCGTCGCCGTTGATGCCGGTGGTGTTGCTGGGGCTGGTGTTGCCTGGTATGAATGCGCCGCCGTAGAGGCCGTTGTTGAAGACGCAGGGGACGTTGAGGCCGATTTTTGGGATGAATTCGGTTTTGAAGTATCCGATGTCCCAGTAGTCGCCGGATTGGAATGTGACGCTTTTTCGGTCTGCGCGTTGCAGTTCGAGTTGCATGTAGCAGGTGTTGCCTATGACGGTCATGTGGCTTCGGGGGTCTTTGCCGCTGTCGCCGCAGTAGGCTGTCCATCCGCTGGCGGGGACGAACCAGTCGTTGAGGTCGGTGTAGATGACTGGGTCGATGCGGATGCCGTTGACGTAGATGCCGAGGCCGCCGACCTGACGCGCCCAGCCGTCGCTGCCGTTGACGTCGATGCGTCCTGCCTCCATGACGACGCGGGACGCGCCGCTGTTGTATCTGACCACGCTGAGCTCGCTGTTGTCGGGGTTGATGCCGATGTTGAGCCGCCTGTAGGCTCCCGGGTCCGGCTGGTCGGTGTTGAAACCGTGGGATTGGCCTTGGACGTACCATGCGACCGCTTTGGAGTCGTGGCATTCGAGGAGGCCGTAGACGCTGCCGTCGTCGGTGGTGGTGTTGCGCATCTCCAATCGCGGTCCGGACAGGGCGGTGGCGAAGCTGCCGGCGAGCATGTTGGCCTTGCCGTTCAGATGCACGGTGTTCTCGCCTTGGTCGTCCCAGAAGTCGAGAGCCCCGCCCGTGAGCTTGAATCCGACCTTGTCCGAGGTGCTGGACTGGATTTTCGTGCCGGTGATCGTGCCGCCGGCGATCGTGCCGCCTTCGAGGATTGGCGCGGTGATGCGGCCGTTGGTCATGACCGGACCATCCATTTTGACGCTGCCATCGGTCTTCAGGGTGAATTTGGCGTTGCCGGCCTGGTCATAGCCGATGAGACCGCCGGAGGTGAGCTTGACTCCGCGGTTGGCATCCGAAGTGGTCTGGACGATGGCGCCGGTCACGGTGGCGCCCGAGATTGAGCCTCCGGACTGCACCGCGCCTTTGATGCTCAGGACGCCGGTGGAGACCGAATATGCGAGGCCGGTGCCGAGATACATGCCGCTCGCGTTGAATTTGATGTGCGCGGAGGACGGATCCTCGCTGTCTCGGAATTCGGATCCGATGATGGTGGCTCCGCGGGCGGTGCCGGTGAAGGTTTTGGCGTTCGCGTCGATGTCCTTGCGTGCCTGCGCGAGGTCGTCGGAGACCTTGCCGACCTGTGTGTCCGTGTCCGTCTTCGCGGCGGCGAGGATTTCCGACGCGCTGTCGGCAAGGTCCTTTTGGGAGACGACGGGCGCGATGATGATGGTCGCGTGGTCGGACTCCTCGGAGGCGTTCGGGGCGGGCAGGCCGTCGGCGTCGTGGGCGCAGTCGTAGGCGACGGCCCAGATCTCGACCACATCGCCGACCGGCAGGATGCCGGTGGTGATCTCCCCCCTGCCGCGCAGCGCGCCAAGGTCGATGGTCTTCCCCGTGCTGTCAGGCTTCGCGAAGAGCTCCACGTGGTCGAAGTCGGCGGGGATGCCGCCTTCGAGCTCGCCGTCCCATCTGGCGCACGCGACCTCCAATGAGGATGTGGCGGACACGCCGATCGGACGGCCGGGAGGGGTCGTGTCCCCGACGAACGGGATGAGGCCGCCGACGCCGGGCATGGGCTCGGCCACTCCGCCTCCGAGCCATGTCTGCGTGCCGTCGCCGTTGTCCACGGCGATGGTGCCGGTCAGGCAGGTCGAATGCGAGCCGGCCTTGGCGTATGCGGCGCTGGCCAGGGCAAGTGCGAGGGAGTCGTCGGCCGGTCTGATCTCCATGTGACTGGCCATGGTGCCTCCTTAGTCGAATGGTTCGGCGATCGGGTCGAATTTGAGGGTGACCTTGCCGGTCTGGTCTCCGCTCATCTGCATGAGCCTCATGGTGGTGACGCCGTCCGGCCAGTCGGGGAATCCGTCGATGGCGACGTCGAAGGTCTCCCCCGGCCAGAAGCTGCCGAGCGGATGCAATGGCAGGCCGTTGGCATCCACGTCGTTGGCGTCCATCTCGCCGGACAGTTGGCAGAGCGGCCGCCGGTTGGCGAGCATCGCGGCGTTCGCGGCCGAGGAGAGCAGTTCCCAGGTCTTCGCGTCCGACGCGCTGAGCGTGGTCTCGCGCAATGGCCATGGGTCCTCGCGTCTGGTCAGGGAGAGGTCTTCGGCCAAAGCGCACATGGTGCCACTGTCCGCGCCGGATCCCGTGGCATAGACGCGCATGATGGGCGCGCACCTGTCGATCTTGATGTTCTCCAGGGTGCCGCCCTGCGGATGGCAGGAGAGGCTGAGCCGCCTGTCCTGGTTGAGGTGGACGTCTCCGTCACTGCCGGCGAGGAAACGGAAGCGGATGTGCTGCGAATCCGCCAGGTACGGCCTGAATTGCATGTCGGGGCCGCCGTCCGCGTCGGCGATGTTCTTGAGGATGTCCGAGCACTTGTGGCTGCCGATGTTCGAGTCCTGGTATTCCGCGACGGTCTGGCGCGGCAGGATGGTTTTGTGCGGGCCGTCCGTCGTGGTGGTGCTGCCGGTCTGCTTGCCGTCCGCGTCGAACGAGAACACCACGGTGGTGGTGGTCACGGTCCGCTCCGAGTAGTCGGCGTGGTTTTTGGTGACGGTCTTCTTGGTGACGGTGGTCTGCGCCGTGGTGATGGTCTTGGTCGTCGTATGCTGCTTGGTCACGGTGCCCTTGCGCGTGGAGTAGCTGTAGGGCTTGGTTTCGGTGACCTGCTTGGTCTTCTTCGTCACGTGCTGTTCGGTGATGGTGGTGGTGTCGCCGTCCACCACGGTCTCGATGTAGCCGTCGGCCAAGGTCTCGCGTCTCTTGGATTTGGTCTTGGCCGCGGGCTTGTCCTCCGTCGCTCCGTCGGACGGCAGGCTATGCGTGCCGACCTCGTTGAGGTACGGCAGGTCGATCGGCAGCGAGCCGCCTGGCTTCATCTCGGTGCATTGGCGGATGACCTCGCACGCCAGGGCGCGCCAGCTGAGGTTTTCAAACCGGTATTTCCGCGTGCTGGTGTGGTTCACGCCGGTGCCGAACGCTCCCTCGTGGACGAGATGCCGGTCCTCGAGCATGCCGAACATGCTGACGACCGGCACGCTGACGTCATGCCAACTGGACGTGCGCACGCCCAAAGCTCCGGCCAATATCGGCGTGCCCAAGGATGACGGGTCGTCCATCGGCGAGCGCCAGAAGAGTGCGAGTCCGCGCTTGTATGGTTGGAGGGCTGCGGCGCGTGCGGCTGGTGTGGTGCCGGGGATTTCGGTCCATGGCAGTTCGAGGCCGCTGATGGAGTCGTCTCCGAGACCTTTGTCCTTGGTGGTGGTGAATGAGCAGTCGGAGACGGTCATGGACCAGGAGAAGCTGGGGATGTCGATTTCCTGTGCCAGTTGGCCGGTCTGGACGTCGTAGAGGTAGGCACGCCAGCTCATACGACCTGTCCTCTGTCCCAGATGATGAAGCGGCGGCCGCACCATAGGGCGTCCTTGTTGTCTTGGGATGGGTTGTAGTGGAAGACTGGCGCGTTGCCGTTTTGGAGCCAGGTGCGTAGGCGTGCGACGTGGTGGCCTTTGTTGACGGCTGTGATGTAGCTGGTTTCGTGTGTCTGCCATGCGCCGTAGCTGACGAAGTTGGCGCAGGAGTGGTCGAGGTCTTTGCCGTCGATTTGGAAGCCGACTGCCCATTCCGTTCGGTGCGATGTGTCGGACCACGAGGTGGCTCCCGCTGAGCTTAGGTTGCATTTGAAGGCGAGTTCGAGCATGCGGTCGGATGGGAGGTCGAATTCGATCTGCTGCTCGTAGTACATCTTCTTCACGGTCGAGTCGCCGGTCATGTCGCGGCGGTCCCAGTTTTCGCCGATTTTCCCTAGGGATGCGCCGTATGGGATGGCGTAGTCGGCGCTCCACATCTGCACGGCTGCGGCGGTGGATGTGGCTCCGGCGGGCATCTTCATCTTTCGAAGCATCGTGCATCCTGCCGGGATGGTCGGTTCCGGCAGGTTCGCGCCTGGCGTTCCCTGTGTGACTCCGACGACGACGAAGTTGTCGGCGTCCTTGTATTCCATCTGGTTGTGCGCGCAGATCCAGACGATGTCGATGCGAGGGTTGGAGGGGTCTCCGGCTGACACGGCTCCGGTCTGTCCGCCTTCGAAGTATGCGAGGGTCTTTCCGTCGGCGTCTCCGCGCGAGCAGACGGCCACGCCGGCCGAGACGTTGTATCGAAGGTCCGAGCGTCCCGCGACATTCAGTCCGTCGACGAGGCCGGTGTTGGCCCACTGCGCTCCAAGGATCCTGCGATGCGCGAGTGGTGTGACGCCGATGCCGTTGGCGTTCGGCGATATGCCCAAAGCTGTGGTGCTCATTGATGATTCTCCTTCACATGTAGGTGTCGTGGGCGGTGCAGTCCACGAATCCGTTACCGAGGCTTGACAGGACCACGCGGATGGAGCCGCCGGGCGGTATCGTTGGGAATCCTCGCTGGCTGAGTTGGCGGCTCACGTCCTGGCCGCCTAGCTCGGCGGTGCGGCTTCTGCAATCCAACACCAGTGGGACATCCCGGACGGTCTGGCCGCACACGATCGACTGCTGCGTGCCTGGGAAGTCGAGTCTCACGCCGTCCATAGGTCCGTGCACGACGAATGTCGGATAGGCTCGTGAGGATCCGCTGTTGGTGAGCAATGCGACGTTCGAGCCGACGCCGTCGAGCGTCAATCCGTAGTTCAGCGGGTATTTCAGGCCATTTCGCCGGTTGTCTCCGTATTTCAATCCGACGTTGCCACCTGCCACGTGCATGGCACTGATCTGGACGGTGTAGCCGTTGACGCTCAGGCGCTCCGGCCGTTCAAATACAAGCGTGATGTCGCCGCTCAAGTTCTGCCAGAGCGGATTCTGGATTTTCTGCTCAAGGCTCCTGCTGTAGTAGCCGCCGACGCATTGCGTGTCCTGTCCCTGGTCGGTGACGCGGCAGGTGACGAGACCATGCACGGCCCGGTCGAGCTGGGCGAGCAGGTCAAGTGCCTCATGCCGGTCTCCGGCGAGCACGCGGTATGAAATGGTCACGACGCGCGCGGAATAGAGGATGTCGCTGGCGGCGATGTCGTGGCCGCCGTCACCCTGTCCCCTAGAAGTGACGGTAATCTTCGGGTCCGGCGTCGCGTACCAGCCGGCGATGCCGGTCAATGCGATGCCGGGCCCTTGGTATTCGCCGTCGCCGTGGAGGATGACGCTCGCGCCGTTGGCGGTGAGTGTGACGTCTGACATCAGCGAGCGCTCCTTACTGCCGCGCTGGCGGTGCGGCCGATGATGGTGCCTGTCACGCTTGGCTGTTGCGTGGTGACGATTTTCATGGGCATGTTGACGGTGGTGGCGCCTGTGTCGGCTGGCATTTCGACTTTGACGACGATCGGCATGTCGCGCGAGGTGGAGAACACTTCCCGAGGGATTTTCATCTCGTTCAAGGCGCGCATAGTGGCGACGCCGTAATAGTCGGTCGCGGCGGCGTTCTCGACGAATTCTCCGGAGGATAGGGCGGCGTTCAGGAGCTGGACCGAATCGCTCATGCCGTTTCCGGCTGCCCAGGTCGGACTGATATAGCCGTCGAAGATGCCGCCTGCGGCGAATCGGTCGAAATGTCCATCGGTGAACATTCCGCCCGTGTAGGCGCCCTCCTTTTTCGTGTGCTCGGTGACGGTGAAGCTTTTGTCGGCGATTTTGAAGTTGTTGATGAACTGGAGTACCGGTGTCGCCTGGTCGTTGACCGAGGCGGTGCTCTTCTTGTCGTTCAGCTTCTTGCGGTTGACGGCGTCGACCTTCGGTCCGGCCTTGTCGGCCGAATCGAGCGTGTTGCGCTTGTTGGTCAGCTTCTTCGCGTTCGCGGCGTTCGTCTTCGGCGTGGCCTTGTCCGTGGAGTCCAAGGTGTTGCGCTTGTTGGTCAGCTTCTTCGAGTTGGCCTTGTTGACCTTCGGCGTGGCGTTGTCCTTGGCGTCGAGCTTGGCCGTGGCCTTCTTGCCGTTGAGCTTGCCGACGTTCGACGATGCGGTCTTGGTCTTCTTGGTCGCGTTGTCCTTCGCGTCCAGCGTGGCTTTGACGTGCTTCTTGCCGAAGTCGTCCATCATCTTCCGCGCCTTCTTGGCGCTGTCCGTGGCCTTCTTGTCGTCGGCTTCGAGCTTGGCTTTCGCGATCTTCTTGTTGAATTTGTCGACGTTCGTCTCGGCGGTCTTGGTCTTCTTCTTGGCCTTGGAGTCGTCCACGTCGAGCTTAGCCTTCTTGCCTTCCGCAGTCTCCTGGATGTGCTCGAGTGACGCCTTGATGCTGGTGGAGCTCAAACCCCACCGGTCGGCGAGATCGTTGGCGGCCTGCTCCCCCATTCCCGACGCTTCGGCCTGCTTGATGATGGCCTCACGGGCATCAGCGAGAACGCCGTTAGCTTTCGCAATTTCACCGTTGCTGAAGTTGGTGTTCTCGCCTTGCTTGAGGATCTTCTCGGCGGCGTTCTGCGCGCTGCTGGCGATGTCCTCCAAAGCCTGCTTGGTCTTGGTGCCCTTCTCCGAAAAGCGATCCAAAAGGTCGCCGTTCTGGTTGAAGACCACACCATTGTCCTTGCAGGTGTCCGACAGCTGGCCAATCTTCTGGTTGAGCTGGTCCACGGCCTCGTCGGCGGTCAGATTGTTGGATTCCAGGCCGAAGAGCGATTTGACAAGTCCGTCGATCTCTTCGGAGGCGTCCTCGGCGCTGCTGCCGAGATCCTTGGTTGCGCTGGCCGCCTGCTTGGTCGACGACGCTGCGCTGCTGGCCTTGCCGTCGAGCTCGTCCAGAGCCTTGGATTTGTCCTTGGCACCCTTCGTACCCTGTTGGTAGGCGGTGGTCAAGGCCGTCAAGCCGTCCCGCAATGCGGTGGCCTTGTGAGATCCGCTGCCAAGACTGGAGCCGAGCTTGTCGGCCGCGTCGTTGACCTGCTTGATGGCGGACTTGTTGCCTTCGGCGGCCTTGGTCATGGTGGTGATGCTGATACCGGCCTCACTCATCACATCGGTCAGTTTCTTCGATCCGGTAATGCCCTGCTCGATCGCGCTGAGCCATCCCGGTTCGCCGTGGAATGTGCCGACGTCCATGTTCTGCAGCTGATTGACCAGCGCCTCATGGATCGCGCTGGCTCCGCTGGATGCGACGGACTGCACTTCCTGGACCGCCTGTTTGGTGTTCTGCGTGGCTGTCATAAATCCGGTAAGCGCCGTCGTGGCAATGCCCAAGGCGATGCCCCACGGACCTCCCATGAGCGAGATGAGTCCGTCGGCGACATTGTGGAATCCCTTGGAGCGGAGCGTGGCGGAATCCTCGGCAGTGCCGAATCGTTCAAGCTGTTCCTGCGCGCTCAGACCGCTCGCGCGGAACATCTCAAACGCTGTTTGCGCTGACGAGAGCGCCGCCTTGACGCGCTGGATCGGGTCGATGGCCAGACCGATGTTGTTGGCCATGGTGCTAGTGCTGCCGTTGAGGCTGCTCGCGGCCTTGTGGACGCCGAGCATGATGCCGGACAGGGCGCTCATGACGACGATGGCCTGCTGCACGCCGGCCGGCAGATCGCCGAAGCCGGTGATGAGGTCGGTCAGGCCTTGCGTGAGTTTGCGGAGCGGCCCTTGCGCGCCTTCGCCGATCTTGGTCATGGCGGACTGGATGGCGCTCTCGAGCATCTTGAGGTCGCCCTTGAGGTTGTTGGTCTTGTTGGACGCCTGCTGTGCGGCGAAGCCGCTGTCGGACACTGCCTTGGTCCAGTCCTCCACACCCTTCTTGCCGGCGTTCATGACATAGGTGGCGCCATTGGTCGCATATGTTCCGAAAATGGTGGCCATCGCATAATGCCGTTGCTCTTCGGACAGCGAGCCTATCTTCTCTTTGAGCTGACCGGCGAGGTTTGCCATGCCGACAAATTTTCCCGAAGAATCATAAAGGCTGATGCCGAGCTCGTCCATTTCCGCCTTAGCTTCTGACGAAGGCTTGGAAAGCTGCATCAGCATCGATTTGAGCTGCGTACCAGCCTCAGCTCCGACTTGACCGTTCTGGGCAAAAAGGCCGAGGATGCCGACGGTTTCCTGCACGCTCATTCCAAAGGAATTTGCTTGTGCACCGCAATTATTAAGCGCTTCGCCGAAGTCGGAAACGTCGCCTACGGCCTTGTCCGCGCCGGCGGCCAATGCATCCGCGGTGGATGTGGCGTCCTTGCCGGACAGGTGGAACATGGTGAGCGCCTGGCTCATGTATTCGGCGGCGTTTCCGACGTCCATCTGTCCTGCGGCGGCGAGGTTGAGGGATGCGGTGAGGCCGCCGGAGAGTATGTCGGACACGCTCATGCCGGCTTTGGCGAGGTCGTTGATGGCGCCGGCTGATTCGGCTGCAGTGTAGACGGTGCTTGCGCCGGCCTGCAATGCGGCCTCGCGGAGCTGGCTGAGCTGTGCCGCGGTGGCTCCGGAGTTTGCCTGGACTGTCGACATCTGCTCGTCGAAGTCGGCGGCCATTTTGACGGATGCGACGCCGAAGGCGGTGACTGCCAGTCCGGCTGCGGTGAGGCCGCTGGTGATGAGCGCGCTCTTGCGGCCGGTGTTCTCCATGCCGGACGCGACGCTCCTGGCGGTGCTGCCGGCGCGGGTCATGGATGCCTCGTAGGAGGCGGTGTCGGCCATCAGTCGGATGACGATGTTCTGGTTTGTGGCCATTTCCCCTCCTTGAGATGGTCAGTCGGTGAGGTGCGCCACCAGCGCGTTGCGCGCCGGACTGGTCTTGTTCGAGTCCTGCCATTGGCGCATGGATTCCTGCATATGCGCGGTTGCCCAGCAGATGCCCACGTCCGAGTGCAGGCCGAATTCGGCCTCCGGCGTCTGGCAGACGCTCCGAGGCAGGCCGCACAGCGGACACAGCGTGCTCTCGTAATCGGCGAGCGCGCGCATCCATTCACGCTCCGTCTCGTCCCATTCGGGTTCCGGACGGTAGCCGATGATGCGCCGGTGGTTGTCGCGGATGGTCTCGTATGTGGGCTCCCAGCCGAGGAAGCGTTTGAAGCTGATGCCGAGCTGGCGGCAGGTTTTGAGGTCTCGGACTAGCTGTGGAGAACTTTCGAGGCTAGGTTGAACGCCGCTTTTGGGTCGGCGGCCGTCCCGTTGAGTTCGGCGATGGCCTGCCAGAGTGGCGTGAATTGGCCGTCGGTGAGCTGGTCGAAGAGGTCGCGGAGCGCCTCCTTGGTCAGGTCGGCCGGATCCGCGGGCTTGCCTCCGATGGTGGCGGATTCGAGCATCTGCGGCAGAGCTTCGGCCGCGGTGCCGAACATGTCGCGCGTGCCCGCGGCGTTGCCGGCGGTGACGGTGTTCGCGGCGAGTGTCTGCGCCCACTTGCTGACCGGCAATGCTCTGAGGGTGAGGACGAGGGTGGCGGATGTCGCCTGCTTCTTCAATTCTTCGATGCGTTGGGCGGTGCGTTTCGCCGTGCTGTTGACTCCGGCTTCGGTGACCTGCTCGGCGGTGAGGTCGCGTGCGAGCTGGTCGCCGAGGGCTGATATGCGTTCGGCGAGTTCCTGGTCGAGGATGATTTCGATGGTCTTGGTTTTGCGGATGACCTGCAGTGTCATGGTGTTCCTTTGCTTCGAGACTTGGTAGGTGGTCTCCCTTTTTGCTCGGCTCGAAGCAGGATCCGCTTCCGGCGGCGCGGAGAAAAGGGTGACCGGTAAAAGACGCGGCGTCGGAAGATTCAGGCGACCTTCACGTTCTCGGCCCATCCCGGCTCTTTGATCGTGAAGTTGATCTTGCTGCGCAGGACGGTGTTGGCGGCGATCGCGTCCTTGGCGCTCATACCGATGCGTACGCTGTAGACGTTGACCACGTCTCCGCTGACGAAGGTGCGGTCGGTGTCCTTGCCGTATCGGCGGACGATGAAGCCTTCGGCACCCTCCTTGAGGGTTTCCATGGCGAGATTCTGGTTGGAATGCTCGGTGTTGGTGTTGTCGATGACTTCGATGCTCGGACCGCTGATTTTCTTCCTGCCGGGGTTTTCGTAATCCATCGAGCTGTTCTCGCGCTGGTCGCTGATCGTGTCCTGCGAAGGCGTGCAGCTCCAACCGCCCAAAGTGACGTAGTTTGACAGGTCGGTGCCGGCGCCGATTTCTGCCGCGGTGGGCTTGTTGATGTCGTGGATGGTCGGCACCCAGATCGTGTTTACTTTGCCGTCCGCCGGTGTGGACGGGATCTCGACTCCTAGGTTGAGGGTCATTTTCGCTCCTTTAAAACGAAACCCTCCATGGCCGATGGTCTTGGAGGGTTGTGGTGTTGTCTGCTGGTCACAGGCGCGACCAGTTGAACTTGAAGGTGAGGAGGCGGCACTGGTACAGCAGGCTCGTTTCCTCGGCGGTGAGTCCGGCGGCATACGCGCCGCTGTCGGCGTTGAGGGTCAGGCATCCCGTGTCGAAGCCGTCGACGTCCAGCCGGTGTCCGGCCAGCATGGGGATCATGTGGTCGTCGGCGATGACGTTGACGGAGTCGGTGGTGGTACTGACGATGCGGATAGTCAGCGTGCCGATTCCGCCTTGAATGTGTTGCGTCTCGCCGATGGTGTGGCCGTTTGTCGTGACGGTCTCGATGATCCACGGTGGCTTGTCGGACGGCTTCGGCGAAGTCTGTCGGTACACAGTCCAGCCGTTGTCGGGTTGGGGGATGGAGTTGAGGACGGCGTCGGTCAAGGTCATGATCGATGCCATCTCAGACCACCTCCACGGCCGCCTTGGCCACGTGTTCCGCGAGCTTCGGCAGTTCCTTTTCGCCGTACTCGTAGAATTCGTGCGTTCCACCGCCTTTCACGGTGCCGAAGAAGGCGATGTTGGCGAGGCTGCCGGAGCCTCCCTTCGATGGTCCGATCTCGGCAGTGATGCGTCCGGGCGCTTCCTTTATCTCGTAGGTGATGGGGATGCTGCGGATTGACTTGTTGCCGGAGCTGGAGAGGTCTTCGCGGATGTCGTTCTTGACGTTCTGCGCGCCTCTCTTGACGACCATGGTGATGGCCGCGCGTCGGGCGACGCCTTTGGCGAGCAGCTTGTCGGCGAAGGCGGTCAGTTCGGACGCGTCGAACAGGCTTGTGGCGCTCATGCGTCCTCCTTCACGTTCCAGCGGCAGGCGGTGGCGTGCGTCTTCTCGGATTGCGGGGAGACGAGGCGGAGCCGTCTGCCTTTGAGCAGCGGGTTGGCGGATTCGGTGAGCTCCGCGACGTCTCCGGCGCGCAGGCCGTCGGTGCCGAAGGGAAAGTGCATGTACAGCGACCATACGAGGCTCACGGCGCCCATGGCCTGGGCGGCGCTTCCCTCGGTCTGCTCGCTGGCGAGGCCGCCGCTGGTCTGCACCTTGCAGCGGCCTTCATACACTTTCGTGTCACCGGTGTCCGGCAGTCCGGTTTCCGGATCGGTGGTGGTGTCGCCTGGGCGGGTGACGACGCACTGGTCGGTCATGAGGCTTTCGGCCATCTGACGCAGTTTCGGCAGGGCTCCGATGAGAGGTGCCATGCTTGGCATGCCGGCCTCCTCAGTAGTCGTAGGGGTAGTGCGGCAGTGGGATGACCACTGGCTCCGGCGCGATGACCGCCGTGGCGAGGTCGCTGCTGACTCGTTTCAGCAGCATGTCCCATTCCTCGTCGAGGATGGAGATCTCGCCGCGACTGCGCGAGCTGTCGATGCTGGTCTGCATGTTGCCGTCGTCGATCTGCAGCATGGTGCTGCTCACGCCTTCGGGGTTGAGGGCCTTGCGTGCGACGGCAGCGGATTCGACCTCCACGACGACGTCGCGGTAGTTCTCGTCCTTGCACCATTCGTCCAGCACCGGTATGCGGTTGCGGATCAGCATTTCGGCGCGGCGGAGCCATTTGGTGATCTGCTTGGCCTCCGTGCCGTCCGCGGCGATGTCGCGTCCGAGTTCGGCGGCGACGTCGTCCACTCGAGCGAAGGTCATGGCCGCCTCTTTACTGCTTGGCGATGATTCCGGCGTCGCGCAGGCTCTTCAGCAGGGCGTTGATGGTCGCCAGCTCCTGTCCGGAGGTGGCGTCCTTCACCGCGGCGCCCTGCTTGCCGGGCATTCCGGAGAGCAGGGTGTCGAGCGGCTTCGCCGGGCCTGATGCCTGCGGCACGTATACCGCGCTTGCCGGGATCGCGTTCTCGTGGCGTCCGTTGGTCGATTCCTTCATCATTTACCATCCTTCGCAGTGGTCTTCTTTTTCGCCGGCTTCTCGTCGGCTTCCGCCGCGGCGGCGTCGGCCTCCAAGGCCTCGACCTCCAAGGCCTCGACCTGGTATCCGTGGCGCTGGAAATAGTCGGACGGATCACTGTCGGTCTCGCCGACGCCGCCGACGAAGGTCACGCCGGCGGTGATGCCGTTGTATTCCGTGTTGGGCGAGAGGATCCTCCACATCACGGTCACCTGACCTTGATCTTGCGGAGCACGGCCGCGGCCTTGGTGGCCTTCAGCGCGACGCCGACGGGGCCGAGTTCGACCTCGCCGCGGTGCACGGCGCCCGGCTGGGTGAAGTCCGGCAGCCAGGTCTTCACGAGGGTGCCGTCGGTGGTGGTGATGCCGCAGAAGCCATCCAGACCGACACGGTACGCGTACAGGCTGGTGGTGCCGTCACCGGCGATCGGGATGATCGGGTCGTTGGTGCCGGCCTTTTCTCCGGCGTCGGCGAAGAGGATGCCGCCGTAGGATTCGCGGGTGATCGGACGGCCGTTCGCGTTGGCGAGGCCGTCGATGGGCTCGCGCACGTACATGCTGGTGCGGCGCACCATGGCGCGGACGCGGGCGAGCGCCTTCTTGTTGCCTACGACGATGGTGGGGGTGCCGTCGAGCAGGTCGAGGAATTCGTCGAGGGTGTCGATGGCCTTGTTGCCTTTTTCGCCTTCGAGGTCGGTCCAGTCGAAATTGTCGCCGGTTGGCTTCATTTCGGTGTTGGAGCCGGTGAGGGCCTTGTCGAGTCCGTCGAAGGCCTTGTCGTTGACGCCGGTGTCGCCGTTGATGACGGTGTCCTGGAAGAGGGTAACGGCGGCCTTGACCTTGTCGTTGACGTTGCGGGTGACTTCGTCGGATCCCTTCGGGCCGATGTTGGCGAGCAGTCGGTCGATTTCGAAGGCGCCGCCGAGGACGGCGAGCGTGGTGGTGTATTTCTTGGTGGTGGTGGTGCTCGGGGTGTATTCCGTGTTGATGGCGCGGAATTCGGCGGTGGGCTGGGTTTCCTGCCGGCGGTAGGAGTAGTCGAGCGTCGCGCCGCCTCCTGCCGGGTTGACGGCCTCGTCGAAGATGAGGGAGTCGAGGATGACGCTGGACTTTCGGAATTCGTCGATGACGAACGGATCGTAGTCTTCGAGGGCGTTGTTCTTCGCCTCTGCGAGAGTGACAGCCATGTGGTTGTCTCCTTCCTTGTTTGTTGTTTATCGGTAGTATGCGGAAATCGCTTCGGAGAGGTTGGCCGGTTTCGGTTCCCCGCCTTTGCCTTGGCTTGGGTCGGGGTCGACGTGGGGCTTGTTCTGCACGTTGACGAGTTGCAGCAGGTTGTCGGCGTCGGCTTCCAGCTCCTCGCGAGTGGATCCCTGCAGGCGTTCCGCCAGTGCCTTCGGCAGCTGTTTGTCGATGGCGATCTCGTAGCGCAGGGCCTTCGCGGCGTTGCGCGTGCTGGTCTGTTCCAGGTTGGCGATCTTCTCGTTGGCTTTTTCCGCGTCGGTCTTGTCGCGGTCCTCGAACTCCTTGATGCGGGCGTTCGCCTCCGCGAGCTGTTCGCGCAGCGCCTTGTTGGTCCTGCGTTCGTTTTTGAGCGCGTTCATGCCGGATTCGCCGAGTTTCTCGTCTCCGTCATCGCCGCCGGTCGCCGGCGGGTCGGGCTGCTGGCCGTCCTGGTTCGTGTCGCCGCCGCCCGGTTCGGTGCCGGCGTCGATGGTGCGGACGTGGGTGAGCTTCTGCCACCATTTCATGTGCATTTGTTCCTCCTCGTGTTTCCTTGGCCGTCACGTCGCGTGGCGGCGCCGGCGTCGTCGCGATGCCGGTGAGAAAATTTCGGTTTCGGCTAGAGGATCCAGCCGTATTTGTAGAGCATGTCCAAGGCCTTCGCGTGGTCGTCTCCGCAGCGCGCGTAGATGGTTTCGGGCATGAGTCGCGGCCTGTCCACCTTTGTGTATCGGCCGCCGTTTTTGACGTATTCCTTGGCGTATCCGGAGTCGATCATGCGTGACGCGGCGAGGCCGTGGCGTGTGGTGCCTTCGGTCGTGTATTTGACGCGTTGGCCGTCGATCTGGGCGGCGCGGATGCCGCGTTGGGCGTTGACCAGCTGGTTGAGGTCGGCTCCGTCCGTGTAGGCGCGGGCGTTGGCTTTGCCGCCGAGCGCGCGGGCGAGCTGGTCTTCGTCCAGGGAGTCGAGGTATTCGGTCGGACTGGTGCAGGCGTTGGCCGGCGTTTTACGGCCGGTGTAGACGGCGATGCAGTCGCAGCGCGGGTGGCGTTCGAATGGCGTTTTTCCGCAGGGCTGGCCGGCGAGGATGACGCATCTTCCGCAGCTCGGTGGGGTCAGGCCGCGCACGTATGTGCTCTGGTAGCAGATGCCGCGTGCGGTCATGCCGGTGGCCGACCGGTGTGTGTCGGCGAGCATGGTGCGTGTTCTGAGCACCAGTGTCAGTCCTATGCGGTCCATGGCCACGTCCACCGGGGCTCCGTTGGACACGGCCTTCTTGCCGATGGTGATCGCCGTCCACATCGTATCCACGGTGTCCATGCCGTTGCCGTTCACGCCGACCCACTGCCAAGGGTCCGGCGTGTATTCGGGGTGTGTCGGGTTCACATCGAAGCGTTCCATGATCTTCGGGGTCGATGCGATCGCGTCGGCGGCGGTGTGGTATTGCGCCGTGTCCAATGCCCGGAAAAGCTCGGGCATCATGTCGGCGAAGGCGGTGTCGAAGTCTGGTTGCGCATGCTTATGCCACAGTCTGAACACCGTCACCGCCAGACGGTTGCTGCGGTTGCGCAGCAGGCGGTTCTGCGCCGTCGCCTCCGTGGGCAGCGTCTGCCCTGCCATCGTCCGCGCCATAGTCCACGTCCTTCATGTATTGGCCATAGGATTCGCTGATCTGCTTGGCGAAGTATTCGCGTTCCTTGTCCTTGCGGGCTTCGCTCCAGCCGAGTTCGTCCCAGGCTCCCTCGCGGGAGAGGATGCCGGAGGCCATGAGCTTCGTGATCGCGTCGGCACGCTGCGCGTAGGTCGGTGTGTTCGGATCCTCCCAGTCGCAGCGCACCAGGTTCGCGTTGATGTCGTCTCCGGTGGCGAGCTTGTGCGCCACGGCCATGACCTGCGACCATGCGTCGCCGTCGACCGCGTTCTTCAGTTCGACGTTCTTCACGAGTCGCAGCTCGTCGGCGCGGATGGCGCCCTCGGCGGCCGGGTTGGCGGTGTTCATGCCGAAATAGCGCATCGGCAGGCCGGTGATGGCGCTCATCTGCTCGCTCAGCAGGTCGATGACGGTTTTGAAGTTCGACAGGTCGGATGCGGTGAACTGGCCGAATTTCGCGTTGGCGTTCTTGGAGGTGAGCATCGAGTTGAAGTAGGTCTTTATCGCCGATGCGGGCTGTCCGGTCTTCGCGTCGATGAAGTCGTTGTGCGTGACTCCGATCGCCCATTTGCCGGGCACTGCGTGCGTCTCCATGGCGATCTGCAGGTCGAGGATGGCTCGTGCGGCCATGTCGGTCGGCTGCACGACGTCGGCCATCTCGCTTTCGCCGAGGAAGTCGCCAGCGCGTGGGCGGTTGAGGAACTGCACCACCGGGACGATGCCGAGGTGGTGGTCGTTGCGGTCGGTCATCGCCCATTTGCCGTGCTGTTTCTCCAGCCAGAGCGTGTATTCGGGCGTGTATAGGGTCGCGTAGTCGGGCGTGCCGTTGTCCCATGGGTCGTAGTAGACGCGGAGCGCGGATTCGACGGTCCTCGTGCGTGGGTCGATGCGCGCGATCATGTTCTTGGATGATTCGACGCTGATGAGCGGGTGGCTGCTGTCGTCGGGGTTGGCTCCGACGCACACGAAGCCGTGTCCCTGCACGCGTGTCTCCGTGTGCAGGAGCACCTGCTGGGATTCCATGTTGTTGTATTCCCACAGTTCGCGAAGCTCGTTCGACACCTTGTCGTCGTCCGGCATGGAGAAGGATTTGACCTGCTGGCGCTGCACTACGCTGTCGACCACGACGCGCGGCCAGTTGAGCGGGAACACGAACGCGCGGAGTTCGGCGGGCACGGCGATGCCGATGCTTTGGATGACCTGGCGTCCGCGGTAGTAGTCGTCCCATTGCCGGTGCGGCCTGCGCAGCCGCGAGAGACGGTAGTTGAGGCTTCTGATGAGCTTCGCGTCGTCGTCGGACAGCCTCGATGCCTGGATGAGCTCCAAAACAGCCTCCTTACCAGCCGTAGACCATGACCGGCGAGCCTTCCTTGCTCCAGCCGAGCGCGCGCATGTCGGATGCGGCCTCGTGGGCGAGGATGTCGGCCATGGTGATGTCGATCTTCTGGTTTTCACTCGGCTTGCCGAGCACGAATTTGTCGCCGGGCTTGGCGACTTTTCGGGCGGCCATCATGTGCAGTCTGGCCATCTGGTCGGCCGAGTGGGTGGTGGAGTGGTCGGCGGTGTCCTCCATGAAGCGGGTGAGCGCGTCGAACATGCGTCCGATGCGGTTGGTCGGCCACGGTACGACGATGTCCTCGCCGAACCGGCACGCCCATTCATCGACCTGCGACTCCCACGGATGCGGGTCGCAATAAAAACGCTGCACCTTGTATTTGTCGAAGAGTTCGGACACGCAGGCGTCGACCTCGCTTCGTGGGATGCGTCCCTCCCATTCGACCGGATTCCAATATGCAGGACGCCCGGATGGGCCGTAGGCCGGCGTCCAGCGCCAGCCGTCGACGGTCTCCGCGCGCAGGGCGGTCCAGTCTCCGGATTGGGAGCCGTCGAAGCCGAGGCAGATCTCGGTGCCGTCCTTTGGTGGTTCGCGGTCGATGGCAGTCGCGTCGTACAGGGCTTCGGGCATGTAGGAGCCGAGGCCTTGGACGACCTCGCAGCCGTAGAATCGGCGTGCCTGCGCCGGGTCGCGCGCCATGAGCTCGCTCGCGGTGGCCTCGACCTGGTCGAGCGGCACCCACGGACTGCCGGAGTAGACGAATTCGAGGATCTTGCGTCGATCCTTCGGGTCGGCGAAGTCGAGCGATGGGTCGTGCTGGGGGAAGTATTTCATGATGTCCGTTGCGGTGGATTCGTAGGTCATCTGGCCGAAGCTGGCGTCCATCGGGTCCCACGGGTTGGTGAGTTCGAGCATTCGGCCGTCCATGGCCATGGCGCCGCGCATGACGGTGTCGCCAACCTCGAACATGCCGCTGCGACGCGTCCAGATGCCGGATTCGTCGCCGAGGACGAAGTTGACGGGGTTGCCCAGCTTTGAGTGAGCGGAGGCTGTGACTGGGTCGATGCGTCCGTCGTTCGGGAGGCGGATGAAGCCCTCGCGCACCTTCATCAGGTCGGCGAGCCTGCCGTTGCGCACCATGCTTTGGAGTGGCCGGTAGACGTTGGCGGTCTGCTCCTCCGAGGTGGCGAGCAATTGGATCAGCGCGGTGCGTCGCGGCATGCCCATCGGCTCGCCGGGCGAGTAAGAGTATTCGAATCCGCAGGAGCATCCCCAGTCGGAGCAGCGGAATGTCTCGCCGCCTTTGGCCCAGCCGCAGAACACGCAGGGTCCGACGCCCTCGAACGCGGCCACGGCCGCGCCGAACGGTGATTTGCCGAGCTTCTGGCCGCCGACGATCTGTCCACGGCGCCATTTGAACGCCGCCGCCTGACGTGGGCGCGCGGGATCATACACGGCATCGGGCTTCACGCGGTAGAAGTCGATGGCGTTCTCCAGCTGCCAGCCGACCAGTTCGAAGGGTTTGCCGAGGTCGAAGCCGTTGGGGACGACGCAATGCCAGGCGATCCAGTCGGCGAACAGGAAGCCAAGTGATTTCGGTATCTCCGGCGTCCCCGGCATCAGCCATCACCTCGAATCGGTCAGTGTCCCATGTTTCTCAAGACCGCCCGCGATATGCGTTTCTGCGCCCTCGTGTATGTCTGGTTGGTGATTTCCCTCTTCGTCGCTTCGCCAAAGGAGTTCACGAACGTTTTGCTGCGTTCAGTTTGTTGCGTTGGTTGGCGTCGGATCTGTTCGTCGGAGATTCTGTCGCGCTGTGCTCTGGCGGTGTGGAATGCCTTGGAAGCCGCTTGGTATTTGTCGTAGTTCGCCTTGGTTGCCTCCGGGAACACGCTTTCCGGCATGCGCTGGTTGTATTGCGTGGCTCCGTGCGCGGTTCTCTGCATGATTTCCGATGCGGCGTCCATGCGGCTTCCCGCATCGCGCATCATCTTGGTGAGATCCGAGTCGCTTACGGATGAGAGGTCGGTGGCAGAGCCTCCCCCTCCGCCGCCATGTCCGCCACGGCCTGCGCTCGAGCTTGATCCTCTTCCGCCCATTTTTTCATCCTTTCCACATTGCTGTTTTCGTATGCGACGACTTCGGCGCCACCGAAGTCGAAAAACGGAATGGCATCTCCGTAGAGGAGAATCTTTTCCGGTTCAAGCCTGTCGATCGCGCACCGCATGCCGAGCCGCCAATAGAGCTCTGCCGTCGGATTGTCATTCGCTCCGACAGTGCTTACCGCGACGGTGGAGTTGTTTGGAATGCCTGAAAAGCAGTAAGAGAACGATTCTGGGCCAGCCCATTGAAGCGTTGGGATGACTTTCAGCCCGCAGGACTGCCAGTATGCTCCGATCAGACGGCTTCGGAAGACGTTATAGATCTTCATCGCTTCCGGCATGTCCATGTATGTGCTGAAATCAGGCGTCAGCACACACTGGAAGCGTTTGAGCGGTGCGATGTATCTGTCCGGCTGGTTCCAGACTCTCTGGAACTGGTAGTCATCGATGAAGAAATGGATTCCGCAATGCTTGACTGTCTTTTTGCCGGTCGCGTAATTGAAGCCCATCAACGTGTCAGGGGTGGTGACGTCCTGTTTTGCAAGCATTGGCATGTCGTATCTGCCAACCGTCCGCACCTTTTGCAGCAGCGGAAGATTGTATTGCCTCATCGTCCGCATCCGCGACTCGTTAATCACCATGCTCCTCCAGATAACGCGTCTTGGCGCTTTTGAACGGAATCACCTTGCCGCTCGACGATGCGGCCTGTTTCGGCTGTTTCTCCTCGTCATCCACGATCGTCCAGCCGTTGAGCCGGAGGCCTTGTGGCGTGAGTCCGATGGTGTCCGCGTAGCGCGCCAATGTGGCGCGGTCGGCGGCTTTGGCGTCCGCCGTCTCGCAGAGCACGAATTGCCTGCAGTACAAGGCGACGGTATTGAAAAGGTAGCGGTATTTCGGCATGTGCCAGGCGATCGCCTGCGGCAGTTTCCACAGGTCCCTCCACAGCGCGCGTTCCCTGCGGTTCCAAGCGTCCGTGGCCGTCTCGTCGCGTTCCTTGTGCAGTCCGTCCTCGTCCTTCCACATGTCGAACACGACCCATTCGGAGAGTGGAAAAGCCTTCGGCTTGTAGTGGTAGCCCTTAGAGGACAGCGGGACGATGTCGGCTCCGAGTCCACGCAGGTCGGAGCGTTCCGAAGTGGGGTCGGGCATGGGCCCGGAACGTGTGCGGGCTCCTCCGTGACCGGCCATCGCGCACCTCCAATCACGTCGGAAAATCTACGGTTCGACCGTCAGCCGAAAATCTTGAACCCTCCGCGAACTTGCGAGTCCCCTCACCGGCGGTCTGGAAACCACCTCGAGGGATACCCCCCTAGGGGTCTTCGCCGAGAACAGAACAGAAAAATTTCCGGTTTCACACGCATTTCAGCGCATTCCATTTGCGCCCGACGCGACGCCGAACGCAAACGGAAAAGCGACAACGACATCATTCACGTCTTTCAAACAGCTCAGGCAACAGACGAACGGAACGAGACGAACGGAACGAATCGAACGGCGCTCGCCGACGTCAATGCCAACGTTCCTGATGGCTGATCGCTTTATGCTGTCCGTCTCTTCGATTGCAGCTTCGATGTTCGGGACCTGTCCAAGCCTTGCGGTCGTCAGTGTGGCCGAGGTCCCATGCCTGCGACGGAAGTACAGGCTGATTGCATTTCGCACAGACCGGCACGACACCGGAGTCCATGGCCGCCTGCCACCGCGCTCGCTCCCTGCGGTGCGCTGTGTCATATCCACGCTGGCCAGATGTGCCACGCCGATGCTCATAGGCGCGAGCGTGAGCCTTGCAGAAGCGCGTCCCTTGCGGGACAAGCTGTGGGCAATTATGCCAGGCGCATCGGCGAAGACTCACGGCAGACACCTCCAGCCTCTGGTGGTGGGTGGAGTGTTCGGCATGTCTGGGGTACGTCCCCCGCGAAGGTCCCCCAGCTGGCCACCCCCGATTCATGGGCTACCGACACAACGGGTGTCGCCGCCGCGGTCGACGTCCTTCGGTGCGACGGCTCCAAGGGTTGCTAGTGGCTCCATGCCGGACAGCAACGATTATAAGCATGGTAAAAGAAAAGCACCAGACCCTTCGGGCATGGTGCAAGTTCTCTTACAGATTACGCGGACTCACCCTCTTGCGCAAGCCGCGTGTCGACCAGCTCGGCCTGATTGAACTCCCACACGCCACGGCCGATCCTCCGCGCCTTAGACAGCCTGCCACGCGTCAACCAGTTCGACACTTGTTTGCGCGTGGTACGCAGTCCGGCACGGTCGGTCAACCAGTCGGCGGCCTCGGCGGGCGAACACGTCATGACCGCCTGTCCGGCCTCCCCCAGTCTGCCGGCCACCAGCATGTCCAAGTCCAAACGCTCGCCACACTCAGGACACCAGCCGTCACGCATGCCCTGCGGCACGGCCAGCGACGTCGAACAATCAGGACACTGAACGACGGTCACCCTGCCGTCCGACGGTATGCAGAGCCGGTCGATGCGCCTGAGCATCCTGTCCAGCCGATCGGCCAGCTCGCCGGCCGACGGCGAACACACCACACGCGACCACGACCTGCACACCACGCGATACGCCGAACGCCACCCCTCGACCGGCAGCAGCATCCACTTAAGGTCCACGCAACCCGCCAGCCGAAGCATCAAGCGGGCCGCCTCCTCATAAACGGTCAGCCAATGCACACTCACCGGCAACCCAGGCTCCCCACCACGAACACCACCACCGCGCTCGCCGATGTGGGCCTTGCGGTCGGCGAGCGCGCGGAGTTCGGGGATGGTTTTGGCGAGGCTGGTAATTTGTCGTCGCATGTGTTTGGCGCAGGTTTTGCAGAGGGTGGTTTGTGCTGGTTCGCCGCATTGTTGGCATTGACTCATGGTTCCCGCTTTCCGGCTAGAATGGTGGTTGGTTTCTTGGAGGTTCCTGGCCGGTCGGCTGGGGCCTCTCTTTTTATTCGCCGCCTTGCTGGGTCATTTTGCGGATGAGCATGCGGCTGATGTTGTTCTCCTCGTCCCGCTGGTCGGCTTGGTCGAGCATGTCGGCCGAGTCCTGCATCAGGTGCGCCTGTCTGAGTGCCTTGGATGCCTGGACGGTGGCCATGGCGAGCGCGTGGCTGATCTGGATGTCCTCGCTGCCGCTGAGGGTTTGGAGGCCGGCGAGCGCCTCGCTGATGTGTTTCTGCAGTGCGATGGCCTGGCGGCGGATGGTTTCGGCCGCGTTGAGACGGTTCACGCTTTTGTCGATGTCGTTGCTCATTGCTTTTGCTCCTTCGTTGGTTCGTTCGTGGGGTCGGCTGGCAGGCTGCCGATTTTTGCGAGGGCTTGGCCAAACTGGCGCATTGGTTGGGCGAGCGCGTCCGGCAGGCCCGTGACGCCTTGGCCGCCGGCGCGGATACGGTCGGCCGTGTCGCTCATCGGGTGTCCCTGGTGGCCGTGTCGATGCGCTGCTCGCCGAGGCTGATGTGCTCGATGTTGGCCCGACGGCGGAGGATGAGCGCGTATTCGTCCATGACGTCGAGCTGACGGGACAGCAGGCTGATCGGGCAGGTGGGCTCGAAGTCGAGCGTGCCATCCGCATACCTTTGCAGCATGTCCCGGAGCCTGCCGGCGCGGGCGGTCAACTCCCGGTATTCGACACGCATGCGGTCCTGGTAGCCGGAGGCCTTGGCGCTCGCGGGTTCCGCTTGCTCGGCGGCGGCGAGCACTTCGATGGCTTGGCGCAGGTATCCGTCGCGGATCCATTCGGATGCGGTATTCCATTCCTCGTGGATGATTTCGGTGGAGTCCTTGCGGAGCGCCCATTTGAGTCCGAACAGACGTTCGGCGACGGCTTCGGTGCGCGCGTCGGTCGGCGGCAGTGGCGGGGCGAGTGTTTCCTTACTCATGGTTTCCTTTCCGTTGGGTGAGTGGGATGATTTTCGGTCGATTCCCAGATGTTGTGCCAAAGCATCCGGATAACCCAATCGGGCATTTCGGTCCAGATGGTCAAGTGCGTCGAGACGGCTGAGGCTTTCCACCACCTGCCGCAGACGACGCAGTGCTGCAGGCGGTGGCGAGGGAAGGTGCAACGCCCTGGTCCGATGCCATTGCTGGCGCAGATGGCAGTGCCGAGAGCGTTCCGGCATAGATGCGGGGTCCGGTCTTTCATTCATCGGCCTCCGATTGGGACAGGAGCCACTGCTCGAAAAGACGGTAGACATCCAACGAGATGGCCCGGACCGGACTGAACTTCAACCGCCACATGCAGTCGGCACACACCTCCGAAGCGGTCTTCGCCTGATCCATATAGGCAAGATGCACGGCATAGACCGGACTGGACACCCGCCTGCCACACAGATCGCAAGTGTGCATATCCTGCGTGACCAACTCATCACGCTGACACTGGAACGGGTTCCGAGCATCCCGCTCCTCCACGGCATCGGCGAGCGCCTCCCGAATCTTGTCCCTGGCATTGATGTAGGCGTGGTATCGAATCGACGCACTTTCCTCGAGGGGTCGATTGCCAAAACGCATTCCGGCGCTCGCGGCTTCGAGTTCCTGGGCGATGAGTTTGTTGAGCACGTCGATGGCGATGTCTGCGTCGCTGTTTCTCATTTTGTTTCCTCCTTGGCTTTGACGCATTCGGGACAGAGGCTGTCACTGAGGTCGGCGGAGTTGACCAGCCATCCCTCGTATTCGAGCCGGTGCAGCGGTCCGACCTCGCGCTTGCGGCATTCGCGGCATGCGAGATGGCGGTGGTTCGGGCAGAGGCTGTCCCACGGATAGTCGCGGTCGATATGCCACCCATCGGCTTCCAGTTCGTCAGGTGCTCCACTGTCGGTGATGTCGCAGTCATGGCATTTGACGTGCCAGTGGAGCGGGCAGTAGTGTCTGCCTTGGAGCTCGTCGCATTGCCAGCCGTGGTCAGCGGCCTCGTTGTCGGCGTCCTCGTAGGTCGCGTCATAGACGGAAAGGCTTGTGTGGCACTCGTCGCAGACGACGAACAGCTCATGGATTTCCCGGTAGCTCATCGGTCCGGCTCCTTGTCCGCTCCGCTCACATGGCTCCAGTCGCAGGACAGGCCGCCTTGCTTTCCCCATGCGTAGACGATGCAGTCCACCTTTCGTGTATCGGACAACGTGATGGCGCACTCGTAGAAACCATGGGCGGTGCCTCCATCGGTGCATTGCGAGTCGATGGACCTGACCGCATGCGCTGGCGTGGAAGGCTCCGACGCGCTCCCGCATCCCGCGAGAACGGTGCAGAGGGTGAGTGTGATGGCGGTAAGTGTGGCGCAGATGGTGTTTCTCATTGGGTTTCCTTTTTCATGTGTGTGGTCCAGTGGTTCCATTGGTTATTCCTTTCCGTAGACGGCGAGACTTCGTATGCCGTCGCTCATGCTGTTGGAACATGTGTTCGGATCGTGGTCGATGATGTCGTTTCCGATGCCTTGGAATCGGAGGGTGGCGGTGCCGTCCGGCCAGCGGATGAGTTCGAGTCGGCCGTCGATGACGACGTCGTCGTCGGTGCGGGCGATGCAGCGGCGGCCGATCAGGATGGCCGGGTCGGCCGACCGCCATTTATGCAGCGGGACGTTGACGCTCACCGCGGCTCCTCGCCTTCGTGTTCGTTCTTGGCGTCGTCGTAACCTTCGTCGTACACGTCGTCGAGCATCGTCTGGAACTCGGGAGAGGCGAAGAACGTTCTGATGGCGTCCTTGGCCACGCGCCTCCATGGCTCCTTGTCCTCCATGGCCATCTCGTTCCATTGGCGTGGATGGCGGCGGCCGTTGCGATACCAGCGCAGGTAGATGGCTTCGGCCACCTTGTTCTGCGTCTCCAGACCGATCGTGATGGTCTCCTGGTCTGCCATGATGGCTCCTTTCAGTATGCTTCCGGTGGTTCCACGGCGGTGCGGTCCGCGATGACATAGGCGGCGAGCGCCATGCAGAGCGCGAGGATGATGAGCACGGCGTGCAGTGCGAGCCATTGGATTGGGATCCAGTAGTGGAGGCCGTAGCCGATGACCGGCCGGATGATGGCGTGCGGCACGAGCAGCAGCGCGGCGAAGGTGAACAGCGTGGCGAACCAGTCGCCGACGCGGTTGGAGATACGGTTGATGGTCTGTTTCATTCAGGTTCCTTTCAGTGTGTGGCGGTTTCACGGCCGGTTGGCCATCCAGCCGATCAGGATGGCGGCGATGAGGAGGATCACGGCTGCGACGTCCATCACCTTGCTTCTTTCGTGGCGACGTATCGGACCGGATGTGCGGCGAGTTGGCGGATGATGCGCGCGTATTGGCGGATGTCGCGGTCGAGGCATGTGCCGGTGCGGTGGGCGCTGGCTGCGGGCGTCTCCTCTTCCGGCCTCACGTCCCAGCCGGCGGCTTCGAGACTGTCGCGGAGGGTGGCCATGTCGATGCGGTGGTAGTGCAGCGGGAGGTTCGGGCAGAGTCGGGTGATGAAGTCGAGGTCGAACTGCGGGTCGCTGCCTGCCGGATGGAGGGTGAACGATTGCGCGAGGCTGTCGACGTATTCCTCGAGCGCGTTCGCCGTCGCCTCCTCCGTATATCCGGCATCTAATGCGTCTTCGAGCAGTCCGTTGGCGCAGTGCATGCGCCACGCCTCGAGGTTCCCGTCCGTAACGGATGCCTTGCGGCCTTTCAGTCCGACGACGCGGTGGAAACCACCGGCGCACCGCACGCCTCTCATGTCGGTGCAACGCATTTCCACCTCGAGGATCCTGTCACAGTCCGGATCGAGACCCGTGGTCTCCACATCCACCCACAGCAGCATGTCCTCTTTGGCTTTTTCCTCGCTCATCATTGGTTTCCTTTCTTCGTTCGGAGGAGAATGATTTCGGTCTGCGTGAGCGGTGTAGCGGTACCGTCCTGATTGAGCCGGAGACACCGGCCTCGCCAGTCGAGCACAGGCACCTTGCGCGGATCCCTGCCGAGCGGCACGATCAATCCCAACCGCTCCGCCTCTGCCACATGCTGGTGGACCCAGCCGTGGCAGCCAGTAGTTCCCGAGCCGCACAGCTCGATGACGTTGGCGGGACTGTGCCGCACATCCGGATCCGCCGCGCGGCGCAGTTGCCGATGATGGCCGGAGCGGCCGGGCCAGCGAGACGGGTCGTGGATGTTCGTGCCGCAGCGGAGGCAATGCCACCCTTGCCGTTCCAAGGCGATCCGCTTGGAGTCATCGAATTCACTCACCGTCGGTCGCCTCAGGCAGATCGCTGGACAGCCCCATGAGGGCGGCGCAATTGACTCTCACGTGCTCAGCCCGTTCGGCGAGCTGGTCGTTCTTGTCGGCGAGCGCTTCCAGCTCAATGAGGCTGGCGGTGACGGCTGTGTCGATGAGGAGGTTGCGTAGTCTGTCGAACTGAGCGCTGGTCATCATCATTCGTCTTCCTCCTCGTCTTCTTCCGGCTGGTCGGCTTCTGTGATGGCGGCAACGAGCTGGTCGAGGTGTTCGGTTTCGTCGTCGGATGGCTCGTATCCGAGGTCTTGGAGGATGAGGTAGTAGCCGGGGATGCGTCTGCTGGTGTCGTTGACGGTGGTCCAGTCTTCGGGGTCGATGAACCATTCGATGCGTGCGGCGAGGATCTGCACCGCCCATACCGCCCAGTCGGGTTCGTCGAGGTGGTGGCGGAGTTCCGCGAGCGCCCGTTCCGAGTCGATGCCGCTGATGGTGGCGAATTGTTCGCTGGCGCATGCGGTGTTGTTCCATGTGGTCAGCGGATGGGTGTAGCCCTGTGGGTCGGGGTCGATGATCTGCAGGAGTCCGAGCCTTGCCGTGGCTTCGACGAGCTTGGCGTATTTGATGCCGTGGAGGTTGGCGTGGAGCCATGCGGCGCGGCGGCCGTATGAGGTGGCCGCGTATTCGGCGAGCGCGTGGCGTTCGGCTTCGGTGGCCGCGCGTTCGGCGTCGATGCGGGCGTTTTCCGCGTCTTCGGCGGCCTTGTCCCGCTTATCCCAGAGGTAGATCTGTTTGTTCGCCTGATGGATGGACACGGCGGCGGGGTCGTCTTCGAGGATCTCCTCGATGGTGTCCTCGACGATGCATTTCCCAGCATAGACGGCGTAGGAGAACCGCCATTCGGGGTCGGAGAACGTGTTTTCGGGGTCGGGGATGACGTTGAGTCCGGTGGTGCCGCTTTCGAGCTTCTGTGCGACGGCGTCGAACCATGCGGCGAGCTTGTCGTCGCGTTCGAAGCTGGTCAGGAGGTAGTCGAAGTTCGAGGTGCCGGCGGCGCGGGTGAGGCGCTCCTGCCTGTCCGGCTGGCCGTCGTACCGGCTGATGGCGATCAGCTGGCCGATGGTGAGCTGGTCGAAGTCGTCGCGTGCCTGTCGGACGTCGGCGGTGATGCTGGCGGCCTTGACGCGGTCGCGGACGTAGTCGGCGCTTCGGCCGAGCCTGTGTGCCACGTCGGCGGTGGTGGCTCCGAGGTCGAGCATGCCTTGGATGGCGTCGGCCTCCTCGAGGACGGTGAGCTGTTCTCGCTGGCAGTTTTCGGTGACCATGGCCTCGAGCTGCTGGAGCGGGGTGAGGTCGAGGACGAAGCATGGGACGGCTCCGGTTCCGGCCTGCTTGCACGCCTGGAGACGACGATGGCCGGCGATCACGCGATAGCGCTTGCCGTTGGGGACGACGGAGAGGGGCGAGAGCAGGCCGTTGGCTTTGATGCTGTTGGCGAGGTCGGTGACGTCGCCGATCTGCTTTCGTGGATTGTCCGGGTGCGGGTCGATGAGGCTGGTGTTGATGAGCTTGATTTCACTGCTCTGGTAGTTGCTCATTGCTTGTTCTCCTTGCTGGTTTCTTGTTGGTTGAGTTCGTCGGCGCATGCCTGGCATGCCTGCCACCATTCGCTTGGGTTGCCGTTGCGGAGGCTTCCGGTGTGGTCGTATTCGTCCTCATGTGGATCCATGAGCTGGTGGACGTGTTCGCAGTTCCAGGTGTGCTTGTGGATTGGCGGCGGCGAGATTGGCTCGGGTGCCCAGGTTTCCCATTGGTCGCGGAGCCATGTGTTGAGCCGTGGGATGTGGCCGGTGCGGATTTGACCGTCGTTGACGGCGTGCCTGTAGCGGCGGAGCGCGGTTTGGAGGCGGGTGAGTTCGACGGGGTTTCCGGCGATGGCCGCGTACAGGGCTCTGGCTTCGGCTTCGGTCTTGCGGCCTTTCGCGCCGACGGATCCGGGATAGGCTTCGGCGAAATGGTCGAAGCCGGATTCCGGCGTGGCGGGTTGCTTCGGTTTGCCGGCGGGAGGGGTCGGAGAGGGATTATCGGTATCGGTATCGGTTTTATGCCATGTTTTTGCTTGGCTGTCCTCTAGCAACTTGCTAGACGTTTCGCTACCTGTCTCGCTACTGTTTTGCTCTCCGTTCGCTTGGCTGTTTTCTGGCAAGTCGCCAGACGTCTGCTTGGCTTTCTGGTTGGCCGCCTTACGGCGTCCGCCCTTGCTTCCCGCCTTGCGGCGCGCCTCGCGCTGCTCTTCGGTCAGCGTCTTCGGCTCCCTGCATATGCCTTCGGCATAGACCGGACGCCATCCGCCGCCGTGCTCCTCCATAAGCCCGGAGTCGATGAGCTGCTGCAGCTGTCTCATGGTGCCGCCGGCGTCCTTGAGGTCGAGCTTGTCGAAATGGCCGGGGTACGCTGTCGGGTCCTTGGCCTGCATCGAGACGCCTTTGGAGTGGATGACGCACAGCTTGACCCACAGTCCCACGGTGGCGAGAGGCAGGCGGCGGATGCGCCTGTCGTCGGCCATCTGGTCGTCGACAATAAACCACATCTCTTCTTCTCCTTCCTGTGGTTCAGTCAATCTCGCCGGTGTCCGGATCGACGGTCGCCTCCACGTCGCCATCGTCCATGTCGAGACTGCGGCGCAGGTCGTCGATGAGGATCATCTGCCGTGACGTGGCCGGCTTCGCGCACATGTTCTCCATGGCCAGTCCCGCGTCGAGAATGCGCTGCGCGAGGTCCGCGCAGTCGTACACGGCTTCGGTGATGGCGTGGATGCCGCCCCACTTGTCGATGTGCTCCTGCTTGTTTTTGGTGTCCATGACGTTGCGGCATGCCTTGAGCACGACGGCCGCGGCCTTGGTGACCTGCTGCGTCTTGCCGATGAGGTCGATGAGCGTGTCAGGTGTCGCTTCCTGCGGGATGAGCGCCTGTTGTTCGCTGGCTTTCATTGCTTCCTCCTTTAGAATTCCGGTTCCGGATCCGGTTTGCCGAAGTCCCCAAATGACGATTGGTCGGCCGCCGGCGCGCCCCACGGATCATCGGCCGGCGGCGCGGCGGGTTGCTGTGTCTGCGCCGACTGTTGCGGCCGTTGGCTCCAGCCGCCTGCGCCGGTGTTGACGGTCGGCGTCTGCGCGGCGGGATTGCCGTAGACGGGGCCGCCCTGGTGGCTGATGCGGGCGACCTGCGCCGTGGCGTATCTCAGGCTTGGTCCGATTTCGTCCACTTGCAGCTCCACGACGGTTCTGTTGGTGCCGTCCTGCGCCTGATACGAGTGCTGCTTGAGCCTGCCTTGGGCGATGACGCGCATGCCTTTGGCCAAGGACTGCGCGCAATGCTGGGCGAGGTCGTTCCATGCCGAACAGCGCATGAACAACGCCGCCCCATCCTCGTACTGGCCGGTCTGCTTGTTATATACGCGCGCGGTGTTTGCGATGGTGAAGCTGGCGACCTGCGCGCCCTGGCCGGTGGTCCTCAGTTCCGGATCCGCGGTGAGGTTGCCGACGATGGTGATGACGGTCTCTCCGATGGCCATGGCGTCACTCTCCCCTCACGTATCCGGCGGGCGCCGGGCCGAGCTGGCTTGGGTCCTTGGTCTTCCACGCGCATTTCGCTCGGAGGCATCCGGCCTCGCGGTCGATGATGATGTCTCCGAAACGCGCCGGAGCGACCAGCGTGAGATTCCAGCTGCGGTCATGGTTGAGCGCGGTGACGGTCTCATACAATTCACTGATAAGTTCGGCCGCCGTCATGCCGATGCTGGTCGGCGTGAGCGGCCATTCGAACCACCGCTCGCCTTCCGGCCTGGCTGTCTTGCTTGGCATCGTGTGCCTCCTTTGGGATTGGATTGGATGTCGTGCCGGAGCGCGGAATCGAACCGCGCATCCATCCGCCGGCGTTATCGGAGCGCCGATCTATGGCGCCCGCATCCTGTCGCGGGCTCCGGCGGGGCGGACGGGAGGAGAAGAAGAAGATGACCCGTCCGGCCGGTTTTAACGTCTTTTCCTTGACGGTTGGATGACTCCCGCATGGACGCGCATGACGAACCACGTCCATGCCGCAATGTGAGCGGAGTCATCCAAGTCCTTCACTTCTGCTCCAGCCATCGCATGACGCGGGGATCCGAGCAGATGCGGCACGTGACGACGGCCGCGGGGATGAGCACCGCGATCGGCGCGGCGATGAGGTGTTCGATGGGATGCGTGCAGGCCGGTGTGCAGTACAGCACCCAGATGGCGGCGATCCAGATGGCGGCGACGAGCTGGCAGAGGATGACATGTGCGAGCTTGGTCATGATTCCTCCTCGTCCATCTCGCGCAGCAGTCGGCCGATGCTGGCCTGCAGCGATTCAAGCGCCGCGCGGCTGACTGTCACGCCGGCGAGGTGATTTTCGTCGGTGATGATGCTGATTCGTGCGGCCTGGACGTCGTCGCCACAACTGCGGTCGCGAACGACGGCGACCGCGTATGAGCTTTGCGGCTTCTTGGTTTCCTTGCGCATTGTTGTCTGTCCTTAGTGTCGGCGTGTTCCGGCGTTGGCATCGAATTCCTCGATGCTGGCGACGCTGACCATGAGCTTGCCGTGGTATCCGCTTGGCTGACGCATCTTGATGCGTCCGGCCCTTGCCCATTTGCGGAGAGTCTTCTGGTCGACTCCGCCGAGCATCGCGCTGGCTTGTTTGAGACTGACCCATCGCGGCGCGTATGCCGTCTGTCTGACGGCTTCCTTGGCTATCTCGTGGGCGAGCGCCACTGGGTCGATGAGTGGTTTTTCCATGGTTGCTTCCTGCATGAATCAAGCGACGTCGGCGAGCGCCGGCATTTTGATTTCGAATCGGTCGGCGAGGAAGTCGATTGGCTTGTAGCCTGTGTTGGAGGCGAATGCGTCGATTTCGCTGAGTTTGAGTTCGACGGTGCCATTGATGCGTCGGCTGGCCATGTCGACTGATTGGTGCCAGACTTCAGCCACTTTGGCGACCGGGATGTTCTGAGCGGCCATGACCGCACGAATCCTCGCCGATGCCATGTCGTTGATGTTTCCGTATGTCATGTTTCCTCCTTGACAGACCACATTATGCGCGCAATTGCGCGCACTGTCAAATCAAAACACGCGCATTTCGTTTCACTCGCGCGCATGTCCGCGTAATTGCGCGCTATAATGAAAGATGTGGGTAGCAAAAAACTAGAAGTAAGCCCATTCGGTCTGCAGGTGAGCAAGGCCATAAGATCCGAAATGGGAATCCACAGAATGTCGGGTAGGGAACTTGCGAAAACAATAGGAAGAGGTGAGACATATGTGAGGCAGCGAGTCGCAGATGAAAAGGAATGGGCGCTCAGCGACATTTCGAAGATCTGCGAAGCGTGGGATATGAGCCCGGAAGAGCTCATATCGAAAGCCGCGCAGTAAATGACACGCCCCTGCCGCGTCATTGCGGCAGGGGTTCTTCTTTCCTTGACGCTTCAGTGAGTGCGCGCCGGAGGAGGCGTAGACTTTCATGAAAAAGAAGGAGAAGAAGATGAGAATCACTCGAAAAGCAATCGTCGCCACACTCGCCGTCATGCTGCCGGTCGCGTTGACGGGAGGATGCGGCAATCAAGACGCGTCCAGCCAATCGGCGAGCGCTGACAGTCAGACGGAATCACAGGATACGGAAACCGATTCGCAGGATTCCGATAGTGGTGACGACGGTACTCCGCTTGCGGATGGATTGTCTGGATCGTGCGAAGGTGACGATCCGCGATTGCCGAACGTGAAGCTCGACACTAACGCCGGGTATCTCGGTGTGGAGATACCGGGAAACGACCAGATCAAGCCGGATGGATTTTATTCATATGATCTGATGCTCACCAATGAAAACGGCGACTCCTGGATGGTGCAGCTATCCGATTACGTGTCGTCCGGTGAAACGAACCGCAGCGTCTTCAACATGCAGACGAACAAGAATCTGAATTATCCAGGCTGGAGCAATTCGGATGATGAGTCTACATTCTCCACGTCTATCCCAGACACGGCGATGCGCGGAACGTCGATGGACTGGCAGATGACGCTCAATATTGACGGCAACGACGTGGCCAAGTGCCCAACGGACGGCACAACGTCGCTTGAGTGATCGCGAATCATTCCGCTTCCAGCTCGGCTAGGCGTGCGCGAAGCTTGGCGATTTCCCTGTCCTTGTCGCTCTCGGCCGAGACTGTGGCGTCACTCTGAGGCGTGGCGATGCTGGCGGCCACCTTGTCGGCGAGCGCGCGCTGTCGGTCTTCGCTGAGTCGCTGGTAGTGCATGGCCATGATGGCGGTGCTGTGTCCGGCTGCGGCCATGAGTTCGCGGACGGTGGCGCCCTGTTGGGCGAGCATGGTGAGTGCCGTGGAGCGGAGGTCGTGGAATCGGAGGTCTTCGCGTCCGGCTGCGCGTCTCGCCTTGACGTAGGCGTCGCGCATGGCGTCCGTGCTGATCGGCCTGTCATGGTCCAGCGGGCTGGGGAATATCCATGCGTCCGGCTGGTCGGCCACATATTCGGCGAGGTGCGCGCGGATTTCGGGGATGACGGCTTCGGGGATTGGTTCGGTGCGTTTGCTTCTGGCGGTCTTCGGCGGCCCGGCGATGACGCGGGCGCGGGTGAGTCTGGTGCGGCGGATGTGGATGAGACGGTTGTCGAGGTCGATGTCGCCGCGTTGGAGGGCGCAGACCTCGCCGATGCGCAGGCCTCCGCAGGAGATGGCGAGGGTGATGGCGAGCCGGAATTTGCGTGGCATGGCGTCGTGGATCCGCCGGAGCTGCTGTGGTGTGGCGGCGGGTGTCTCCTCCCTGGGCGCGGGCTTGCGCACCGGCATGACGAATGGTGATTTGCCGATGACGGCGAAGCCGTCCTGGTCTGGGGTCGCGGCGGCGTCGAGGATCTGGCGGAGCTTGGACAGCAGCTCTCGACCGACGTATGGGTGGTCCTTCGGCAGTGTGGCCGCATAGCGCTCGATGTCGGCCGAGGTGATCTTGCCGATCGGCATGCCGCCGAATGCATCGATGAGCCGTTTGACCGTGCATCGGATCCCGTAGATGGTGTTGACGTGCAGTCCTTCGCCCTCCCGCGTCTTCAGCCATTTCGCCGTGTATTCGGCGAAGGTGAGCGCGTGGTCCTTGGCCTTGCGCTTGGCGATGCGCTCCGGCTCCCACACGTCGGCCTCGATGCGTCGTCTCGCCTTGGTCAGCCATGCCGCGGCCTCGTCCCTGCCGTCCTGGGTGCAGGGGAAGGTGGCGGTCTGCCTGTTCGGCAGGTCCGGCCATTCCGAAAAGGCGGACACTGGCGTAAGATAGGAGGCCTCTATCCATTTCGGATTGGCCTTGCTTGGCTTGACGACGATCTTGCCGAACTTCCTGACCAT